AAAGCAGGGGCATTTTTTCGTTCTTCATGATAAGCAATTTGATGAGGAGACATATTAACTTTATTACTTTTGCTTACTTTAAGTTCAACAGTAAAGTAGATACCCTCCTCAGTAGTGCCTAAAACGTCAGGTATGCCGTGATTAACCCTAGATTCCAGCCTTATCCAACTGAATGCAGTCAGGTTTTTTCTTACTTGTTGCCAAAATAATTTTTCAGGTTGAGCCACAGTAAAAACATTATAAACAAAGTAAAAGATTTTGCTGGAATATATAAGAGGAATCTGATAGGATAACTACAAGGTTAAACCCTTTTTATTAACAAACGGAGAATGAAATGCAAATAAGAAAATGGAACTATGGAAATTATAGCTCAGATAATTACGGAAGCCATACACAGGCT